TTCTACCACCTTGGATCTGTTCAATGATCAAGAAGTCAGACCTCCAAAACGCTAACCAATCAGGTGATTCTACCTCGATTGCGCGTAATGGTAAGTTAGGCATCATTGATCGCTTTACGATCTACCAGTCTAACAACTTGCCTATTCGTGGTGACGATGGTGCTGTTGCGGCAGCAGCTGATGCTGATGCTCAGTACAAGATCATGGGTGGTACTACCCAGTTCGCTACGTTTGCTAGCCAGTTTGTTAAGACTGAAACCCTACGTTTGGAAAGCCGTTTCGGTGATGCCATCCGTGGCTTGAAAGTATACGGCTACAAAGTCGTACAGCCTACTTCTGGTGTTTTGTTAAACGCTAAGAAGGACGCTTAAATAAATGCCCTCATCTCGATTCGTTCGGGGTGGGGGTTTTTTTTGAGGAACGATTATGTCAGAAGGTGAAGCTCTAAAAATCGAGTCTGCGGTATCTGAAGCAGATCTAAAACTTATTGAAACCATGTCGAAAGATTCTCTTGAAAGCTACGTTAAGCAGCATTTCAGTATCGATATGGATAAACGCATCAAGGCCAGCCAGCTAAGAGCCGATGCTACGGAAATGGTCATGTCGGCTTTGGGTCTGAATAAGCCAGCGGTTGAGAAGAAAGAAACCAAGCAGCCAAAGAAAAAAGCCAGTCTTCAGTTTGTTCGGAATCCTGTTGATGGTTTTCCTTACCCCACCGTTCCATGGGCTGAACTAAATCCTGAATGGCTATCATGCGATTCAAGTGGAAAGTTAATCTAGGAGTTATCCATGGCCGTCACGTTAGCCAAAGATATTATTAACCGAGCTAAGATCGTATTACAAGATACCGGCTCGTCAGGTACGCGGTGGCCAAACTCTGAACTTCAGTATTGGTTAAACGATGCTCATAAAGAAGTCATATTGTATCGGCCTGATGCCAATACTATTAACGAAGAGTTTACTCCTGTCGCAGAATCTTCTAAGCAGACTATTCCAGCTAACGGGTTGAGGTTGATGGAAGTTACTCGGAACACCGCAACAACTTCCACGTTTAAAGCTGCTCGGTTAATCCAACGATCTGTTCTTGATGATCAAGTTCCTGCATGGCATAACGCCACGCCTTCAACGAACATTGATCATTTTGTTTATGACGAGCGCGATCCCAAGACATTTTATTTGTACCCCCGACCTAATTCTTTAGCAAGGATAGAGATTATCTATTCAACATTGCCCGCTGAAATTTCGATTGTAAATGCAGACGAAACGTTCAATGCAGCAGCCGCAACTACGATGATAGGTATAGATGATATATACGCCAATGCTCTGTTGGATTTTATTCTGTATCGAGCCTATAACAAAGACGCTGAGTTTGCAGGCAATGCGACTCGTGCTCAAGTTCATATGATGGGCTTCGCTTCTTCATTGGGTGTTAAATCCAAGATCGACGCTTCTAGTGCGCAGATGAGAGCAGTTCAAGGCGCAGATGCAGTTAACTCTTAGGAATACCCATGGCTGATATAAAGTTAGAAGACCTTGTACCTGACGTTGTTGTCGAGATTCAAGGCGCACCTTCATTCACTATTATCCATTCACTTCGTAGGGCAACTTCTGAGTTGTGTGAGCGAACCCTCATTTGGGAGCACACGGAAGATACCTTGGATTTATATGCTGGTGAAGTAGAACATGATCTTCCCATTCCAAGAAACGCAGAACTTGTGCAGTTAATATCCATATCTCGAAAGGGTGCTGAGTTAATTCCAGTTCAAGTCAGAAAGATTTATCAGCAGCAGGGTGATCCAGAGGATGAGACTCGATGGGGTGTTCCTACTTACTACTCCACAGACGGCATATTAACCACGAGATTGTCACCCATCCCCTTGGCTGATGAAGAACTAGAGTGCCGACTTGCTTTAAAGCCTAAGCAAAATGCAACTACGATTCCTTACGAGCTAGGTGTTCGATGGCGCACTGCTATTGAGACTGGAGCCAAACACTTCCTTTGCATGATGGCGAATACCGAATGGTACGACCCCAATCGTGCGGCCTATTACAGGCAACTATTTGATCGTGAACTTGCTAGGGCAAAGGTTGCTCAGATGCAAGGTTACGACAGTACAAATCTCCGCGTTAAGTCAGTTCGATTTGGAGCGTAGGGGCGCTGGCCCAATCCTGCACTAAATAGTGCAACTTAAAACCTTATTTGGAGTTAGCAATGTCTAAGTTTTCTGATTATCTTGAGACTCAAATTCTCAATTCCACCTTGAAGGGTGGTACATTTCCTACTATTACTACAGCCTATTTAGCTGTATTCATCGGTGATCCTACTGACGCGGCTTCTGGTGGCGCTGAAGGTTCATGGACTAACTATGCCCGTCAAGCAATGTCATTTGGCACTATTTCTGGTGGAGCCGTTAACAGCTCAACTCAGATTCAGTTCCCTGCATTGGTCGGGTCTAACGTCACCATTAGTCACATCGGCATTTTCGATGCGGCAACCAGTGGCAACATGCTTTACCACACCAACTTGGCAACGTCCAAGACACTAACTGCTGACGATGTACTGTCGTTTGCTGTCAGTGGTGTTACGGTAACACTAGACTAAATGAATTTTTCCGCACTCAATACACACGCGATTGGTGTTATCTCTGCTTCGGCAGGGGTGGCAACAGTTGAGGGTGCGGCATCATTAGTGCAGGGGCATCTGCTTCTGCTCAAGCAACTTTACACTCTCATGCTACTGCTCTGTAATCAACTCAGTCGCATTAACAACAACGCAATCTGTTGTTCGTTTTGCCATGGCTACTGCCACACTAGGTTGTAACGCAGCTGCAAACGTAGAAGGGTATAGAGTTCAGTTTAGTAACGCTGAAATAGTTTGTGCAGCAAGCAGTGATGCTAATGCTGTTGTTTACAGGCAAGCAGTCGTGTACGTTACGGCTCAAGCAACAAATGTTGCTGTAGGATCGAGGGTGGCCTACGCGTCTGCTTCATTACAAGCAGAGTGTAACCTAACCGCTAACTCAGGTAAGGTCATCTTCGCTCAATCCACAATGGAAAGTGGATACTGGACAGCCCCAATTTACAGTTGGGTAAACACCTATAATGTCATCTGGCGTAATTCTGGGGTCTACAACCTAATTGGTGGTCTCCCCACAAACAATAGTGATGTTGCTGGTCGCTTCAGCGTCAGTGATTCTACTTGGCAGGCAGCATGGGGTTACGGCGGCTGGTTTGACAGGTACATTACAAATCAAAGCGACTACCAAACGGGATTGCCTTACCACACGGCGCAGGGTAGTGGTTCATCTTCTGTATATGCTTACTATGTACAGCAACGGCAAATTACAACTCAACCACAATGGGTTACAACTTTTCACTACCCAAGCGCAGCATTGTCTGCAACTGCTACAGTACATACAGTCTTTTACGGCACAGCTGATATTGCCGCTTTTGCTACATCTTCAGCTACTGCATCAAATACATTAAATGTTTCTGGGGACATTACCGCTAGCGCAGTAGTTACATCCTCGGCTTATAAGTCTAAGTCTGCTTCTGCCAACATCGCAGGCTCTTGCTCAGTTATAGCTTCAACTTCAGGCATAGTTTCAGCTGAATCTGATATAGCAGCATCAAGTGATGTAACAGCATCAAGCTACGTTATTGCTAACGCATCGGGTTCCTTTACTGGTTCAAGTCTAGCCATNTCAGTTGGTGAAAAGAAAGCAGTTGCTCACACGACTTTACTTGCAACGGCGGCAATGTCCTCTAGTGCAAATGCTTATCGAGGCGTGCAGGCATCTATCAATGCGACTGCCGATTCTTCCTCATCTACCTTTATAGTCACTCCAGCAACAGCCAGTGTAATCAGCTCTTGCTCAGTTCTATCAGAAAGCTCAGCGCAAGCCTCAGCCCAATGTTCTGTAGCGGCACAAGCTAATCTAAGTTCATCTGCACACTGTATCCTTCAATCAAGTGCTGGCGTATCCGCATCAAGTGAAGTCGATTCATCAACCTATGTCGTATGGGATGCCTCTGGTGCCTTTACTGGTTCAAGTCTAGCGATTTCAGTTGGTGAAAAGAAAGCGGTGGCACATACCACTTTGTTTGCGAGCGCTGCATTAACTGCCGCTGCAACTTCAGGAGCATTCTCTTCTGCACAGGTTGCTGCTCAATCTAACTTCACCGCAACCGCGAGTATTATCCATGACGTAAATGCTAGTGTTAGTGCAAGCAGTTCATTATATACATCACCGAACACACTTTCTTTTGTAAGCGCAGCCCTTAGTGGCTCCGCCTTAATTACCGTATCATCAAATGCCGTTGTTGAAGCCTTAGTTACGATTACCGCTGTATCAGAGTTAACGGCTACAGCTAATTTAGTTGTAGATGTAGATGCAGTATTTGATTCATCGAGCAATGTAACTGCTGAAGCCATAGCGATTTCTGGTGCTCAAGCAAGCGTTGCTGGATCTAGTTCATTATCAAGTGTTGGCTATAATGTATCCTCGGCTAGTGCAACCTTTATTGGCTCCAGTATTGCCATCTCAGTTGGCCATAAGAAGTCAGTCGCTCATACAACC